TTCACAAGAGTCTCTATCTTTGTGTCTTTTTAACTCGTCACCTTTTTTATAGATTCTTGCATAAGAATAAGTTTCAGTTAGCTTAACGCCTGATTTTTTTTCCATGATAGGTTTAACTTTTTGTAATAAAGTTTCCATAACAATATCAGCGTAATGCGAATAGGTGTCAGGTATTTGCACATCATTCCAAACGCCAAAGTAATCTGTAAATTGTGAAATATATCTATCATCAAACAAGTGTCTTGCTACTGCTCTTTTATTGCAAAAGTATTGATAACAAAAGTCTGCTAACTCTGTTGATATAGCGTTTTTAATTACTTGGTATTTATTTTTCTTAAAAGTCATCTGAATGGGTATCCTAAATTCCAACACACTAAGGAGTGTCGTATTCCTTTGGTTACTGGTTTAACTCTATGCCAAACAAAAGAAGGAAAAACAACTATACTTCCTTTTGGTCTGATTTCTGTGCAAACTTTTGGTTGCGATGCTTCATCTTGATTCCTAAAATCAAATTCTAAATCACCACCTTTATATTCGTCAGGATCAGTTAAAGATAAAGTCATGCTAAGTTTTCTATATTTACCATGTGAATTTCTATTTTCAGGATTGTTATAAGGCTCTTGATAAGAGTCACAATGCCAATCGTAAAACTGACCTTTTTTATATTCAGTAAATTGACAAGATTCACTAAAATCCCATTCAAAATTCCATTCAGCACTTGCGTTTGCTTGATGTATGTAAGGTTGTATTTCATTGTATATCCATTTGTCATACATCCATACAATATCTGACTTGCGTTTTTTTTGAATATTTTTAAGGTCTGATTTAGTTAAATTATCTTTATTAGCAGTACCTGTAAGAGCCATTTCTTTATTTTGTTCTTTACCATAACGAACAATATCATCACATATTCTTTCAGGAACAGCCGATTTAAAATACCAGTAATACCATTTAAGATTCAAAATAGCCTCTCTCTATTAAAAAATTTTTTACCCATTTTTCTAAAGACATATTTTTATAACTATCTATAATTGATTTGCTTAAATACATATCTAAATCATAATTGTTTTTTTCTACTTTATCTTCTTTAACATCATGATACACCCCATCTAAAACACTATCATCATATTTAATATTGTTTATAGAAAATTGTTCTAAATCAATATACCTATGTTTATAGATTGGAATATTTAAAAATTTATAAATGCGTTTTATATTTTTTTCAGGATTTATTGTTAAATCTTCATAATTAATTTTTATGTAATCATTATCACTTTTAATAATGTTATATATAGCATAAGCATAAGTAGCAGTTATGCCTTCAGTCATTTCATAAAAACAAGAATCTTGTAAATTTTTTTTATTCCAATTTTTTACTTTAGCAAGAGAGCCAAGTATTTCTATAAATGGTCTTTCTAAAATAATAAATTTTGGATTTAAGGTAATATATTTTTTTATAAGCTCTGTATTTTTAGGAGTTCCCCAAGGACTTCTATCAATAATATGATTGCTTTTATAATTTTTAAAATATAGTTCTAAAGAACCTTCTATTAAATTATCTAACGAATGATGGTCAGGAAAATTTTTAAAGTTTGTTGTTTCTTTAAGTTGTTCAAGATTATATAAAATATCTGCTGTTATAGAATTAGCAGTAACACTTATGTTTAGATTTTGATTTAATATAGATGCAAGCAAAGTGTTTCCACACCTAGGCAAACCACATAAAAAGTAAATATTTTTCACTGTCACTATCTTTGAAAGATAGTTAGTATAGCAAAATGCAATCTATAAATATACTTAAACCCACTCGTCAGCTTTAATTTGTCTATATACAGTTCTTAAATCCCAACAAGTTGATGCTGATGTAAAAGGAACTGCAACTTCTTTGGTTATAACTATACCTGAACCACCTGCTGCTCCTGCGGGGTTTCCATCGTTAGCACCTCCGCCACCGCCTCCTCCTCGATTAACTGTTCCTGCTACTGCTGCTGTTCCTCCTATACCTGCTGCTCCATTTCCGCCACCGCCTGACCCTCCTGAAGCTACAGAATTTCTTGGAGATGAGCCACCTCCACCGCCACCTGCGTAGGTAACTGATGAACCTGTTATGCTTGATGCAACTCCATTACCACCTGCACCTCCACTTCCTGTTACTCCCGGTCCGGGTGTAAATGCAGTTGAACCTGCTGCCCCTGCTCCTCCGCCACCCGGAGCTGAGTTGGTAGCAGCATCTTTTGACCCACCACCATAACCTTGTCCTGATGTTCCACTTGTGCCTTCAGGCACTACTGGGTCATTGCTTCCATGTCCACCGCCACATCCTCCAGGCTGACCAACTGGGTCGCCTCCAACAACATAAGAAAAACGATGTCCACCACCTCCACCACCATTAGATGTAATAGGGCTTGGTGTACCTAAAACTGAATTACTACCTGTTCCGTATGTTCCTCTATTTACTTCTGCTGACCCTGCTCCTACTGTAACTGGATAAGGTGCACCACCTGAAACTGGTGTTGTTGATTCGGCTGAAGCTCCACCACCTGATGTAGCACCTGGAACTGAAGTTCTAAAACCTCCTGCTCCACCACCACCACCAGTGTCTCCTCCTGCTCCACCACCTGCAACTACTAAATATTGAAGTGATGTTGTTCTTGGTTGAGTAGTAAGCGTTCCACTAGAAGTAAAAGTTGTAATTTGTTCTGCTTGAGTTGCTGAAGTTACTGCTTGTGCTGCTCCGATTAATCTTGGCATATTAACTTACCCAATTTCCTGCCTTTACATTATCGTAAAGTGCTGTCATATCCCAAACACCGCCTGTATTTGTAACAAAACTAACTTCAGGTTCTTTAATAATAACAACACCTGAACCACCGCTACCACCTGGAACTGGACTAAAGGGTGGAGAACCAATATCAGTTCCACCACCGCCACCGCCAGTGTTAGCAGTTCCGCCTGGATTTGGTGAGTCTACAGGATCAGAGCCATTTGCACCGCCTCCTGCTCCACCTTGACCAACAGTACCATTGTTTGAGAATCTTCCTACGCTTCCACCGCCACCTGCTCTTGTAACAGATGAACCAGTAATAGAGGAAGCTACGCCATCTCCACCATCCCAACCATGTTCAGGGGGTGGTGCTTGTGGACCAGGCAAAGGTCCTTTACCTGCTTCACTTGCTCCTCCGCCTCCACCACCGCCTCGGTTAAGGGCAGCATTACCACCTGGATAACCTTGACCTGAAGTTCCTGCATGACCACCTGTTGAATAAGAAGCACCGCCACCTGAGCCACCAACTCCAGTTGTACCAGGATGGGGTACAAAACCTGCTCCTCCGCCACCAAGAGATGTTACGCCATTAAAACTTGAATTTGAACCTACATTTCCACCAGGTCCTGCTCCTCCTATCGGAGCTGTATTTCCTGCTCCTCCAGCTCCTACAACAACTGGGTATCGTGTAGCTCCTGTAACAGGACTTAAAGGCTCTGCTGATGCTCCGCCACCTGATGCCTCACCGGGCACTGATGAACGATAGCCACCTGCTCCTCCTCCGCCTGCTCCTGCTGCCGCCGCATCTCCTCCACCACCACCTGCAACAATTACATACTGGACATCTGTAGTTCTAGGTGCTGTGGTTAATGTACCACTAGAATTAAATGTAGTTATGACTGCGGATTGAGTTCCTGCTTCAGGCTTATAATCTATGCCAATATATCCGCCATTTGTACTAGCCATGGTTAGACCTCATTCCATTGCGTATTAGTAGCATCCCATTGATAATTTGTTACAGTTTCTCCATCATCACCTGTAAAAGTTTTACCTAACCATTTTTGATTATCTTCATCCCAATTAATAAAAACAAAATTAGAATTTATTTCTGTAACACTTGGATAAGTAACTGGTGCTTTCCAGTCATCATTGCTATCTAAAGACCAAGATGGATAAGGTTTTGGTGATATAAATTTATCTTTACTTGCATCATAAGTAGCACCTATACCTGCGTATTGTTTTCTAAAATTATGATTGTATGAAGTTTGTTTCCAAGCAACTCCGCCTGTTGAATGTGGAACAATAGTTGTTACAAAAGTTTCTGCATCTGCATGTAAATCACCACCATTGGCATCTACATCATCGTTAGATACTACTATTACTCGTAATACTTCGTTGTTTGAATTAAGTTCTGCAAAGTGAGCCATAATTAAATACCTCCTTAAGCATCATCTAGTTCTTCGTAACTAATGGTGTAAGTTAAGTCTGAGTTAGCACTTGCACCACCTTCTAAGATGTCTCCTTCTTCTAAGTAAAAACTTGAATTTTTATCTATTAAGACAAGAGTTGCATCCGCAGGAACAGCAATCGTTGATGCAAACAAAACTACTGAGCCACCACTTTTAATAATGCCCATTGTTACAGTAGCAGAGTTTGTACCATCAATATTCGCAATAATAATACTGTTTACTTTAATTAACTTATTACTTGCACAAGT